GAAGTCAAAACAGGCATTGATTACTGCAGGATGGGAAGATGCAGATCATCTAACTGACGACATGAAAGAACAGATTTTACAAGCATTACCACCTCATGAAAGAGATATGAGGTCTAAAGGGATACCAATGATAGGTAGTGGTCTGGTATTTCCGATATTAGAGGACAATCTGACCTGCGAACCATTTACTATACCCTCTCATTACCCTCGTATCGCAGGTCTCGACTTTGGCTATGACCATCCAACAGCAGTTGTATGGGTAGCATGGGATAGAGATGAAGATATCGTGTATGTTTACGACACCTACAAGATGTCAAAACAAACACCTGATTACCATGCAACGCACATCAATCAACGTGAAGGTAGTCATTACATACCGATAGCTTTCCCTCATGATGGATATCAACACGATAAAGGAAGTGGTATTACTCTAGCTGAGCAGTATCGTACAGCTCATGTGAATATGTTGCCATTTCATTTTGAGAACCCCCCAGCTTTGGGAGAAAAGAAAGGTGGTAATTCAGTAGAAGCAGGGATCATGGAGATGTTATCTCGCATGGAACAGGGCAAATTTAAGGTCTTTAATACCTGTTATGACTGGTTTGAGGAGTATAGGTTATATCATCGTAAAGATGGCAAAATAGTAAAGATTAAGGATGACATCATGTCTGCTACACGTTATGCAGTTATGAGTCTAAGACACAGTACAACAGAGACATCTAAGTGGAATAGTAAAGGTAGACTAGGACCAGATGTAGCGATAGTTTAGGAGATAATAATGCCAGGACCATTAGTAGGATTAGCAGCTAGAAAAACAATGAAAAAAGCAGCTAAAGAAATAGGAGAAACACTAGGTGGCATAGGATTAGGTACAGCAGGACTTTTTGGAGCTTCAGAGATTATCGGCAGAGATATGGAAAAAAAAGCTCGTAAAAAGCTAATGAAAGAGGGTGGTTCGGCAGCTAGAAAATTAAAAGAAAGGTTTAAAAAAGCAAAATAATGGCTAACTTAATAGCATCACCTACTCAAATGGCTTATAAGCTCCAAGAACTAGAAGAAAAGCTAGACAAACTACAAAAAGAATTAGACACAATAAAGGCAAAGAATGGCAAAAAAACCAAGAAAACTAACTGAAGACGAATTAGTATCACAGCTAAATTCCGAAATACAAGGAGCTACTGGCTACGCAAATACTGAACTCTCCAACCAAAGAGAGGAGTCAATGAAGTATTATCTTGGTGAGAAGTTTGGAAATGAGATTGATGGTCGTTCTGAAATCGTTACAACTGATGTCAGAGATACAGTTGAATACATTATGCCATCTTTGATGCGTATTTTTACCACACATAACAACACAGCAGAATTCGAGCCACAAGGTCCAGAAGACGTTGAAATGGCACAACAAGCTACCGACTACTGCAACTATGTATTTAACAAGCAAAATAATGGGTTTAAGATCCTTTATGATGCCTTTAAGGATGCACTTATCAGCAAGACTGGAGTAATTAAACATTTCTGGGAAGAAAAAGAGGAAGTTCATACTGAAACGTATACAAACCTAACTGAGATCGAGTACCAATCAATCCTAGCAAATGATGATTATGAAGTTATAGAACATACAGAAACAGTTGTACAGAAAGCAGTTACAGATGATTTCGGCAATTTAGTTAGTCCTAAAGTGGTTGAACACGATGTTAAAGCCAAATGTTATAAAGGGTATGGACAAGTCAGAGTTATGGCAGTTCCACCAGAAGAATTTTTAGTTTCACGTAGAGCATCATCATTAGAAGATGCAGACTTTGTCTGTCATAGGGTTAAAAAATCAGTAAGTGATTTAATCGCTGAAGGTTATGATCCTAACATTGTTAATGATATACCTAGCTATGCTAATAGCGAAGCAGAACTTAATGAAGAAAGATTAGCACGATTTAGCTACGATGATGACTCAGTACCACCATCTGAGGGTGAAGGACCAAACAAAAAGGTTTGGATTGATGAATGTTATATACGTATTGACTACGATAACGATGGTATAGCAGAACTCAGAAAGATTACAAAAGGTGGACAATACATCTTAGATAACGAAGAAATCGACATGATTCCTTTCTCTGCTATTTGTCCATTACCTATTCCACATAAGTTTTATGGCATGTCTATTGCAGATACTGTCAAAGATATCCAACTAATTAAGTCAACTATTATGCGTAACCTGTTAGATAACATGTATCTAACCAATAATGCACGTTATGCAGTATTAGCAGGACAAGTAGAATTGGATGATTTATTAACATCAAGACCAGGTGGTATTGTTAGAATGAGAGCACCAGGTGCTGTTACAGCTTTACCTACACCACAAATCCAACCTTATGCGTTCCAAATGGTTCAATACCTAGATGGTATTAGAGAAGAAAGAAGTGGTGTATCTAAAATGACCCAAGGTCTCAATCCTGATGTATTAACTTCACATGTGACATCAGGTGCGATTTCAGCAGCTACAGAGTCTGCAATGCAAAGAGTTGAGCTTATTGCTCGTATTTTTGCAGAAACAGGTGTTAAAGATTTATTTAGAAACATATACGCATTAGTACAAAGATACGAAGATAGACAAAAAATGTTCTATCTCAATGGCAAGTTTGTACCGATTGATGTATCAAGATGGAAAGAAAAACTAAATTGTACTGTCAATGTAGGTATTGGTAGTGGTTCACAACAATCCAAAACAACAACTATGTCATCTATTATGCAGATACTTGGCACATTAGTACAAAATGGAGCTATGGGTAGTTTGGTTACACCTAAGAATTTATATAACGCAGTAAGTGAATATATTGCACAGGCAGGATATAAAAATACAGATCAATTTATATCTAATCCTGAAATGATGCCACCACAAGCACCACCAGAACCATCGCTAGATGAAAAGGTTGCTGCACAAAAAGCACAAGTAGAATTACAAAAATTACAATTACAAGCTCAAGAACTAGAAATAGATACGCAACTAAAAGCACAAGAACTTAAACTTAAACAAGAAGAAGCTGCGATTGATCTAGCAATTAAGCAACAAGAACTACAGTTGAAAAAATCTCAATTAGAACTTAATGAACAGGAACTAGCCCTAGAAGCAGTACAAAATAGACCTGTTGGTATAGGACCAACATAATGGCTTATCCTAAGTTTAAACCTGATTACAAAGGAAAGAGCAGAGTTAAACTTATTTCTAAAAAAATTAAAGTTCTAAGAAAAGAAGGAAAGCCACAGAAACAAGCAGTTGCTATGGCACTCAATATGTACCCAAAACGCAAGAGGTTGCCACTAGCATGAACGATAAGGATATCAATACAGAATTAGAATTACTCAAACAAGATGTGCATTTGATTAAAACAAATCATTTGGCACATATTGCATCAGATATAGATGATTTAAAAGACGATATGAAAGACGTTAAGATTGAGGTGTTTAGATTTAAATACGTAGCTTATGGAGCTATTGTTGTTTTTGTCTTAATGAGTGATAAATTTACAGAAATATTGAGGTTATTATAATGGCTTGTGGTAAAAAACATAAAAGTAAAAAACCTAAAAAGAAAGGATACTAATGGGAGCTAAAAGCAAACATTATTTTAAAACAGGTAAGGAACACAAAGGTTCAGTACATAAAATGCCTGGTGGTAAAATACACACAGGAAAAACTCATACTAAGACATCTAAACCTGTAGTACATTTTAAAGACTTATCTAAAAGAGCAAAAGGATTTATAAAGAAAAAAAGAATGCAAGGAAGAGGTGGAATTTATGGCTAAAAAAGGATTATATTACAATATAAATAAACGCAAAAAAGCAGGTACAAGTAGACCTAAATCTAAATCTACCATAAGTGCTAAAGCTTATGCGAATATGAAAGCAGGATTTCCAAAATCAAAAAGCAAAAACAAGAAGAAGGCATAGCACGTAGTAAATATTACTCTGACAGGTATGACCATTACATATCTTTAGGACATCCTAATGGGGCATCTGCTAAGTTAGCTCATGTTGATTTAGCAAAAGAATTTAAACAAAAGAATCCAACAATAGAAAAACTTAAACAAATATGACAAGACAAGAATTAGAAAAATTCATGTTACAAAACCGACTTTCTGTCGAAGACGTATTCAGGAATACAGGGAATAAACCTAATGATATTCGTGGATGGTTATCAGGCAAAAAGAAGATTCCTTGGTATATTACTGAAGAATCTTTAACAAAAAAAAGCTAATACAGCGATCAACTACACCTGCGTAAGCAGATAGAATCCAGGAGAAAACAATGGAAGACAAAAAAGAAGCTCAGATTAAAGCTGGGCAAGATGCAAAGTTATTACTTGAAAATCCTCAAATGATAGCAGCATTTAATACTGTACTTAATGGTGGATACCAACAATGGATATCTACAGATATTAAGGACACAGAAGGTAGAGAAGCACTTTATCACAAACAAAGAGCCATCTTAGAAGTTAAAAATACTCTAGTACAAACATTAGAAAATGGTCAAATACTAGAAGAAGAACGCAAAGGAGGTAAGTGATGAGTGACGATAATATACCTATGAAGGAAAGTAAGCATGGTGGAATTCCTGTAACTGATGTTGAATCAGCACAGAGAGCACTTCTTGATTCCATGAGGGCTTCGAAAGAACAACCCAAAGAAATTGAAGAAGAAACAGAAACTGAGGATATGGTTTCTGAACAGGCAATGGATGTTGCCGAATCAGTTGAAAATACTCCAGTCAATCTAACAACAGAAGACTTAGAAGCAGACCAAAAAAGGTTTGCTGAAAGTCAATTGACTGAGGAAGATATTGTCGATGATAATCAACAACAACAAGTTGGAGAACCTAAAGTATATACTGTCAAAATAGATGGTAAGGATACACAGGTCACCGAAGATGAGTTATTGTCAGGTTATAGTAGACAAGCTGATTACACTAGAAAAAGTCAAGTATTGGCAGAGCAACGCAAAAAGATGGAAGAAGAACTCGCTGCGACTCAACAAGAAAGACAGCAATACCAATCGCAACTTGAACAATTTAACACACAAGCCGATTCTAAATTAGAAGAGTTCAAATCGGTGGACTGGACTAAACTCAAGGAAGAAGATCCTATGGAATATGCTCTAAAAAGAGACCAATATAGGGAACTTCAGGAAAATAAAAGGTTAGTTGCTGAGGAACAGCAACAACTTGCACAGAAACAACAAGCAGAAATGCAAAGTAAGTGGAATGAGGAACTTGCTAGACAGCAGGAAGTTATGGCTCAAAGACTACCTGAATGGAATGACCCAGAGAAAGGACCTAAACTTAAACAAGATATTAAGTCTTTTGCTCTTAATAAAGGGTTTACCGAACAGGAAGTTGATAGTCTAATTGATGCTAGATCAGTAGATGTACTTCATAAAGCTATGATGTATGAAAATCTTTTAGCAGCTAAAATTGCTAATAAGAAAGCTAAAGTTGTTCCTAAGATGCAAAAACCTGGTACACCAAGTACCAAGTCTGAAGTTAATAGCGAGAAAGTAAAGCAAACTCGAGCAAGACTAAAAAGGACAGGTAGAGTTGATGATGCAGCAGCAGTAATCAAATCTTTAATGTCATAGTCTTAATACTAACTTTTAACACAAAGGTGTAATAATGGCACAAGCAACAAATACATTTGAAACGTATGATGCTGTGGGTAACAGAGAAGATTTACAAAACGTAATCTATAATATCTCTCCAACAGATACACCATTCATGTCTTCAATTGGTTCAGGTAATGCTGAATCTACAAAGCACGAATGGCAAACTGACTCATTAGCAACAGCAGCTTCAAATGCTCAAATAGAAGGAGATGATTCTCCAAGTGCTGCGTTATCTGCAACTTCTCGTGTTTTCAACTATACACAGATTTCTTACAAACCTGTTATGGTATCTGGAACACAAGAAGCAGTAAATCACGCAGGTAGAGATTCTGAACTAGCTTATCAAATAGCTAAAGCTGGTAAAGAACTCAAAAGAGACATGGAACTTGACCTAACAGGTAAAAACGCAGCTACAGCAGGTACTGGAAATGGTGCTTCAGCTCGTAAATCAAGAGGTTTTGAGTCATGGACAGAAACCAACAACAGCTATGGTGCTACAGGTGGAAACTCTAGTGGTACTGTTACAGATGGTACACAAAGGGTACTTACAGAAGCTATCTTAAAAGGTGAGTTAAAATCTTGCTTTGATAATGGTGGCGATCCTGACCTACTATTAGTTGGTTCATTCAACAAACAAAAAGTATCTGGATTTACAGGTAACTCAACTCGTATGGACATGGCAGAAGATAGAAGCTTAGTAGCTACTATTGATGTTTATGTTTCTGACTTCGGTGAAGTTAGAGTTGTTGCTGACAGATTCCTAAGAAGTTCAGGAAGATCAGCTTTAGTTGTTGATACAGAAATGTTTGCGACTGGTTTCTTGAGACCTTTCCAAACACAAGAACTAGCAAAAACTGGTGATGCTGAAAAACGTTTACTACTCGCTGAGTGGACACTCGTTGCTAAAAATGAAGCATCTTCAGCTACTATTGCTGACTTGACAACTTCATAAAAAATATTTTCATGTAACTTTCTCATCATGAAAGGGGCAGGTTTTTCTCATATTGTTTTCCTGCCCCACCCAAGATACTAATTAATAATGACCTTGAAGAACGTATCGCTTCGGAACGAGGGTTATTAATACTGGAGACTTTAATGAGAACATTAAACGATTATTTTGTAACAGCAGAGATAGAAGACGTATCTACTGCATCTAGTACATTCGTTGCTATCCCAGATGGTGGACGAGTAGTTAAAATTATATCTGCACTACAAGGTGCTATTAGTGGTGGTAATGCTGCAGTTTCTTTTGAAATTGGTGGTACTGCTATTACTGGTGGTGGCATTACAGTTGCTCACACAAGTTCAGCAGCAGGTGATGTAGACACAGCAGAACCTACAGGAGCTAACAGAGTTGAAGAAGATGGAACTATCGAAATGATAACAGATGGTGGTTCTACAGGTACAGCTAAATTATTAGTTACATTTGTAATTAGGAGATAAGAATGAGTAGTCCTAACTATGGTTTAAGAGTAACCAATACTCTTGTTAGAAGTGTTGGTCTTACATCTGCTCAATCAGCAGCTACTGACGCAAACACAGAGTATGTAAGAATAGTATCTGATACTGATGGTGTTCATATTGCTTTTGGTGCTAATCCAACAGCAACTACAAGCACAACCATATTAGGTGCTTATGACCCTGAAATCTTTAAGATTGATGGTGGTATGAAAATCGCTGCAATACTTGCAAGTGGTTCAGGTAATATTTACATAGATGAGTTAAGTGAATGAAACGTAAAATAGGACATAATCAGATATTTCATTATCATAATCCTACTGGCGAATTTGCTATCGAACACATCGAAAATATACAACCCCTTTTAGATTCTAATAAGAAATTACAGAACGAAGATCATCACAAAGCA